ATTCCCTGCCCGTAGTTATCGGTGCTGGGCATCCGACCTCCTAGTCGAGTGAGTACTGGATGTTGTTGAGGGACACCCAGGGCGGCCGGATGATCGGTGTGGAGTAGGTGTCGCTGGTGTTGGTGGTCGTGCCGACGATCTGCACAGTGCCGTCCGTCTGAAAGTCGACCTTCAGCGAGAGCGACGACGAGGTGAACGCCGAGCAGGGGGCCGTGATGGAGCGGCGGGACGAGGGGCGCAGCGATGCGCCGAGCGGCGTCGTGAGGATGTTGCCGCTGTTCGGGATCGTGTTGGACGTGTAGGTGATGCCGACGCCGCCGCGCCACTGCATCATCCGTGTGCCGCCGATGACGACGACGCGGTACTGCACGTCACCGTTGCCGTTCCCGTCGTGGGCGAAGCCGGAGACCAGGCTCGGCTTCACCCAGCTGGTGTCGGAGCCGGCCGACAGGCGGCCGTGGGCGATCCAGTTCCCGCTGCTCGACTGGGAGAGGACGACGACGTCACCGGCAGCCGCAAGCTGGTAGGTCTCCATGCAGCGGGCTGTGATGCCGTCGGCGTCGACGGTGCCGCCAGCGTTGACGGCGGTGACGGTGGCAAGCCGCCAGTCGGAGCCGCGTACCTTCGGGGACTTCTCCCCCGTGCGGCGGGCCTGCTGCTTGAGCGCCCAAGCGAGGTCGCGGTGCACGCTGTGGGAGGGCTTCGTCACGCATCCCCCTTGGCGCTGATGGTGCTGATCTGGAAGTCGCCGCCCTCGTCGAGGGGGACGGAGAATGAGGCGACTTGGTGGAGTTCGCGGGTGCCGTCAGGGTGGGTGACGCGGATGACGTCGCCGGGCTCCAGGGCCGGATTGGGCAGCGAGCTGAAGTCCCCGGTTGCGTTGGGCGCCCGAGATGCGGCCAGCTTCAGCTTCGCGGCTGCAGTGCAGGCGGTGACCGTTGTCAGGGTGCTGGAGGAGTAGAACATCGGCCGCCTGCCGAACGGTCCGCCCCAGTACGTCGGCGAGTTGGGGTCGCTGTCGGTTGCCAGGTAGCTCACCGGCGGCACGTTATCGGCGGTGTTCTCGCCGCTGGCGAGGACGCCGTTGTAGACGTTGTCGCTGCTCATGCCGCGGTTGCCGGAGATGTACACCCCGCCCTCGGTGGCCTCGACCGCCCAGACTGGGGTTGCCGTCTGCAGGTCGGGGAGGGTGCTGATGACGAAGCTGCCGTCGGCGTTGGCGTACACCTCGGCGCCGGCCGCAGCGGCTATCTCCTGCGCGCCAGCCCACGGATCCGCCTGCACGTCGAACGTGCGGGAGCCGATCGGGGTGTCGGTGATGAGGCTGATGATGTCGGCGTCCGGGATGCTGCGCTGGATGAGCGCTTTGACCGCGCCGACCACCGTGCCGGTCGCCTTGTAGGGCGAGGTGAATTTGTCGTCGGCGACGACCGCCTCAAGGCCCTTGCCCTGCAAGGTGACTGGGCCCTCCGAGATGTCGCCGTCCACGGAGTCGAGCCGGAACACGCCGAGCGGCACCAGTTCGCTGGAGCCGTCGCCGTAGTCGACACCGCGGGACGTGCGGAGTTTGGCGCCGTAGGTGGCGAGCTGATCCGTCGGGGTGCGCGGGATCAGGGTCGTGTCGGCGATCGTCACCGAGCAGGTGCGGCGGATCGCCTGCGAGCGGTCCACCGTGACGCTGCCACCGGTGTGCTCCAGGTCGACGACTGTGCCGTCCGTGAGGAACAGCTCGACGCTGGTGGCCACCGTGTGGGACTCGGCGAGCCGGGCCAGGAAACGGTCCGATACGGGGTACACGCCTCACCCCTTCCGGCGGTCCAGGAGTACGGCCTCCCACGTGGCGTAGGTGGCGAGGACGTCCTGCCAGGTGGCGAACTCGGTGAGGATGTCCTGCCACGTCCGGCCACGCGCCCCGTTCACCGCAGTGGTGACCGGCATGTCCGCCTCGATCAGCGGCAGCGTCCAGGCCCGCCACGGCTCCTGCGCCGGGCCGCCGACCCTGGCCTCGGTGATGCCGCCGACGTTGACGTACATGTCGTCGACGCCCATCCCGGGCGCGGCCTGCCAGAACAGCACGTTGCCGGAATCGAGGAGCAGATGCAGAGCCTTGCGCTCTTCCTCGGAGCGGGTCCAAATCGCGAGGTCGCCCTCCAGGCCCTGCCGTTTGCCGCTGAGCACAACCTTGTTGCGGCGGCCCCGAACCACGAAGGTGCTTTGGTCGATGGGCCGCTGCCAGTCCGGCGGTTTCGACACCATGACCAGGCAGTTCCGCTGGGGGTTCCCCGGGTCCTTCAGCCAGCAGGTGTTGCTGTCGGCGAGGGTGAGCTGCACGCCGGGCGAGGACCGGGTCGAGGCGAGTGTGCCGGGAGCCGAGTACAGCTCGATGTAGTAGGACAGCGCCGTGTTCAGCGGAGCCTCGTGGTCCTCGATGACCATCGCGTCGGAGGTGATGGCCTGCTGGTCGATGAGCCCTTCATCGCCGCGGACCAGGGTGCGCGTGCCGTCGGCCCCGATCCGGTACACGGAGATCAGCTGTCCGACGGGCAGTTCTCGCAGATCGAGCTCGATGTAGCCGTCGGAGTCGAACGCGGTGACTGCGGTCTGCGGCAGCGTCTGCCATAGACCGACAGCGTCCACGTACATCACTGACGAGGAGGCGCCCGCGACCCCCACGACTTCGACGGCTGCCTGCGCCGTCCCCGTCGGGGCGACGGCGTCGGTGATGAGCTGATACCAGCCGCCTGCAGGCAGCGCGTAGGCCGTGCCTGTGCTGGCCCCGAGGTCGCTGCCCACCGCGTCGTACCAGTGGATTTTCACGGTGACCGTGGACCACGATCCGGCGCCCACCCCGGCGATGATCTGTGCCCGCCAGTTCCAGCCCGGCGCGTTCGGCACGGTGAACTTCGGGGAGCGGATCGTCGACGAGGTGGCCGTCGCCGAAGACACGGCCAGGCTGTAGCTGCCGAAGTAGCCGGCCGCGCCCCACGGTGTCGAGCGGGCCAGCGTGGCCGCCCCTGCGACGGTCGCCCAGCCACCGGCGTCCTGCTCGAACGAACCGTTGGCGTATGGGATGACCGAGCCGGCCACAATCAGGGAAGGCTGGAAAACGACCAGCTGATCGATCCGCAGAACCTGCCCGGCAGACGCACCGTCCAAGCCCGCCGCGACCGCGCACGTTGCCGCAGATGCCGGGGCAAAAGCCGACACCCGCTGCCTGTAAAAGCCCGTACCAGGCGGCGCCAGATACGCGCGCGTGGCCTGGATCTGGTTGCCGACGCTGTCGTAGAACCGCAGCTCAATCCACGCCTGCGAGGACAGCACCGGCGGCGACAGATAGCAGTAGGCCATGTACTCGGTGTTCGGTTTCACCGACGGCCGGTCCACAGTCGACACCGAGGCGTTGCCCGCCGCGGTCACAGTCATGGCGAGCATGTGGCCGCCGGCTGTGTAAAAGTCCACCGGCCAGGTGGAGACCGGCACCTGCCGGGAGATGGTGGCGTTGACCTCGGCCGTCCACCCCGAGGCGTCGACCTCGGAGGATTCGACATTGAAGCCGAACAGGTTGCCGTACTGCCGGATCGGCAACCCCAGGTACACGTTCTCGAAGAAGCTGAGGACGTTCGCGGCGGCCGGTGTGGACGACAGCACCACCTGCGCCCGGGCCGCACCCACCGGAGCCTGCCCGGCCACGCTGATCCGGTGCCAGGACGCGGACGCAGCCATTGTGGTCAGCGACCACGTGGTGCCCATGTCCGTGCCGATCCGCGACAGCCAGCGGATCCCGATCCGCTCCGGCACCGTGGCACCAGAGGCGTCCGCGAAGGCGTAGTAGACGGTGCCCTCGGTGACCAGCACCGAGCCGACGATACGGGCCTGCATCTCGCCCGCCGCCAACGACTTCATCTGCAGGCAGCCATCACCGTTCCGGCCGCCAGACCCCTTGCTGATCGTGCAGTTCAGCGCGGACGTCCAGCCCGTCACCACCGGATCCATGGACTCGGTGGACGAGCTGAGGAGGTTCCCGGGAATCGCCAAGGTGACCTCCTCAGGTCGCGTTGATGACGGCCATCAGCTGCTGCTGGCCTGCCTGCATGACCTGCTGCGCCTCACCTCGGACCCGGCCGAGGAACTCGCCCGAGTCGAGGTAGAGGTTGCCCTGGAAGGAGGCGGGCCCGCCTGAGCCGGCCGCGGCGGTCATGGTCCGCCACTGGGCGCCGGTGAGGACCGGTTCGGGCCGCCCGGTGCCGTTGTAGGCGAGCGTGTAGCCCGGCTGCAGCCAGCCGCCGCTGTCGTAGCCGGCGGGCGGCTTGTTGGCGTTGGCCTGCTGGACGTTGGTGATGTTGCCGTAGCGGCTGACGATGTAGCGGATCGCAGCGGCCACGTTCGCGACCGGGTCCAGGATCCCTCTGCTCCGCAACGAGGCCGGGACGTAGTGGTTGAACGTGCCTGGGATCGTCTGGGCCAGTCCCTGGCTGGGATGGCCCGCCTTGGCGTTGGAGTCCCACCGGTTGATCGCGTTGGGGTTCCAACCGCTTTCCCTCGTGATCAGCGTGTTGAGGCCGGCTTCCCACTGACCGAGCGTCCCGGGCGGGGGAACGCCGGCTGCGGCAAGCGCCTGGGTGATGATGGCTAGCCGTTTCCCCTTCGGGATCGTCCCGCCGATGTTGCCGCCGCCCCCACCGAAGCCCACGAGATCCTTCAGGCCCTTGAGGATCGCCCTTGGGATACCGAGGGCCATCTTTCCCCAGCCGCTGTTCTTGATGTCGTCCAGCGGCTTGGTGAGCTTCCCGAGCAGGGACTCCAGCGCCTTGCCCGGGTTCTTCAGGAACGCGGTCGCCGAGGAGAACGCGCCCTTGATCTTGCTGCCGACGTTCTTGATGCCGCCCCATATGTCGCCGAGGATGCCGCCATCGGCCATCAGCTGGCCGCCGGCCTGCTGCCACAGGGCCAACGCCCTGCCGCGATAGCGAGGGTCAGTAGGAATGACGAACTCAGGGTGCTGCGGCCGTCCCTCACCCACGATCGCGGTCGGCTTGTTGAACACCCCGGGTCGCGCCGGAACGGTGCCGCCCTGCGCGAGGAGCGGTAGCTCCTTCAGCTTGGGCAGGCCCGGAATCCACCCGGTGATCTTCCGCCACGCGGCCAGGACTCCGTGGTTCCATACCGTGTCCAGCACGAAGTTGATGGGCGCCTTGGTCAGGTTTTTGATCTTCGCCCAGGCCTTGCCGATGGCGTCCTTCGCCGTGCCGAAAGCGTCGGCAACCTTGCCGATCGCACCCTTCAGCGCGTCGAAGGCAGGCTTGATGCCGACCTTCCACACTGTACTGATCGTGCCCTTGATACCGTCCCAGACCGGCTTGACGACCTTGTCCCGAAGCCACTTGAAGACGTCGCCGACACCGCTGATGCCCAGCTTGAGAGCAGCGAACGTGGGCTTGATGATGTTGTCCCACGACCACTTGATCGCGGTACGGATGCCCTGCCACACCGGCTGCACGATCTTCTCGTTCAGCCACTTGAAGGCCGGACCCAGATGCTCCGTGATCCACTTGACGAGACTGGCGACCACCGTCACGAGCCCGGCGACCCACCCGATCACCGTGGACAGGGCAGACGCGAACGCCCCGACGAAAAAGTCGGCGAGCTGGAGCAGCGGCGGCAGCAGCCACGAAAGCACGTTGATCGCCAAGTCCAGGACGAGGCCCACCAACTGGGCGAGCGGCGGCACGATCGGCAGCAGCGCCAGAGCCAGCTGAACGCCCGCCTGGACGAGCTGCAGGATCGACGGCAGCAGCTGGATGAGCACGCCGGACGCCATCTGCAGCACCATGACCAGGATCTGCGTGAGCGGCGGCAGGATCGGAATCAGCGCGTCGACCAGGGACAGGAACGCTGTCGCCAGCGGCGGCAGCACCTGCGCGAGGGTCGTCGCGAACAGTGTGGCCAGCTGCCCGATGAGAGGGGCGATGTCCCCGATGATCGGGGCGAGCTGCTCGGCGAGCGACGCCCACACCTGCGACAGCGGGCCGATCATCGACAGCAGCGCGTCCGCGATCGCCACGAAGGCGTCGCCCAGTGTCGGCAGGACGGGGGTGAGTGCGTCCAGCACCGTGGTGATCAGCTGCATGCCGACCGGGATCAGCGGCTGCAGCGCCCCCATCAGTTGCGTCAGTGCCGACGCGAACACGGTCGCGATCAGGCTTGCAGCCTGCCCGATCAGGTCGACCAGCGGTGCGAGGAAGGGCTCCAGGGCCTGGAAGACCTGGGCGATGATGTCGCCGATGGTGATCAGGGCTGGGGTCAGTGCCTGCACGATCTGGGTGAGCGGTCCGACGAGCACCTGCACCAGCCCGGTGACCACGTCGATGATCGGCGTGAGCGCGGGCGCCAGCGAGTTGACGACGGCCGCGACGAGAGCGCCGATCGGCTGCAGCAGCGGGATCACCGCCTGGACGATCTGAACGATCGCCGTCCCGACCGTCACCAGGACCGGGCCGAGAGCCTGAATGATCGGCATGAGGGCCTGACCCAGCGCGGTCGCCACCTGCGCCAGCACGGGCCCGAGCACCGTTGCGATCTGTGCGATCGGCTGGGCAATGGCCGCGAGCAGCGGCACGAGCGCCTGCACAACCGACCCGATGACCGGGACGATCGCCCCGACGATCTGCGACACCGATGCGAACAGCGACCGCAGGCTGGCCTGCATCTGCGGGCTCTTGAGCAGCTGGTTCAGTTCGGCGAGGACGCCTCCGAGCACGCCGATGATCTGGCCGCCCGCATCGGAGGCGGCCTTGCCGATCGAGGAGATGACACCGAGGGCGTTGCCGAGAGCGGTGCCGAGCTGGCCGATCAGGGTGAACGCGGTATTGATGGCGTCCTGGAGGCCGCCGGAGGCGAACGCCTTGCTGATGCCGTCGGTGAAGTGAGTGATGAACCCGGAGACCTGCTTCAGCAGGCCGTTGAAAGCGGGCTGGGCGGCGACGGACAGCTGCCCGAACGCGGTGATCAGCTGCTTCGGGGTGTTCGCGAAGACCTTGAGGTTGTCGTTGGCGCCCTTCAGGATCTTGTCGAGCATGCCGCTCTTGGCCATGTCGGTGATGGCGCCGGCAGCGGACTTGGCGATCTGGTTCCAGATGCCGCCGGTCTCCGTCAGCCGCTTCTGCAGCACCGGGATCGTCGCCCCCGCCAGCGTCTTCACGGTGCCGTCCAGGCCCTTGAAGAGCGCGTTCTGCACCGACAGCCGCATGTGATCCCAGGCGGGCGCCAAAGCCTGCACCGCGCCCACAAACGAGCGGGCGTTCGGCGCCAGCTTGGCCATCGCCTGGTCGAGCTTGGTTGTCTGAGAGGCCGCGGCCTGCTGCGCCTCAGCTAGGGCCTGGGCGGCTTCTGCCACGCCGCGCTGGGCGTCCTCGATCTGCCGCTGCCCGTCCGCGCGCGCCTGCGCGACACCTGCCTGCGCGTCCGCGAGCGCGCGTTCCTTGTCAGCGACGTCCCGGTTCGCCTGCGCGATCTGGTCCTTGACCTGCAGAACCTGCTGGGAGCCCTCGACGCCCGCCTTGTTGGCCTTCTTGGTGTCCTCGGCGAGCCGCGCCGTCTCCGTGCGCTGCTCCTGCAGGTTCAGCTTCGCCCGGTCGTAGGCCAGCTGCAGCTTCGCGAGCTCTTCCGGAGTGGTGCCCGGATTGGCGCGCGCCGCGGCCAGTTCCTTCTGTGCATCGGTCAGCCGGATCGCGGCGTCACGCTCGTCGAGCTGCGACTCCTTGAGCCGGGTGTTCATGTCCTCCAGTGCCCGCGTGGCTTCCTCGCGGGCGCCGTTCAGCTGGGCCTGTACATCGCGGGCGTTGCGCTGCGCGTCCGACAGATCCCGCTCGGCGGACTCCACTTGCTTCTCGGCATCCGCGACGCCGCGGGCCGCCTGCACGCGCGCGTCCGCGAGCGCGCGCTGCGCGTTCGCCAGACCCCGCTGTGCCGACTCGACGGCCTTGGTGGCAGAGGCTGCCGCCTTGGCTTCCGCCGTGTGGTCGGCGAACGCCGCCTTGAACGCGTCACCCACACCCGACAGGCCAAGCTTCAGCGCACCGGCCGCGGCCCCCGCAGTAGCCAGAGCAGGAGCGATGGCCGCAGCTCCTGCAGCGACCGTCGACAGGTTCGCGCCGATGGCCACGCCGGCGAGCGCACCGATGCCCTTGAGGCCCACCCCGAACGCCTTGGCGAAGGCGGAAGCCCCGGAGCGGCCCGCGCTGGACGCACGCGTGTTGACGCTCCGGGACCAGTCGCCTTCGAACTCGGGTCGGATCGAGACGTACCCGCGCCCGACGAGGACACCACCAGCAGCCACCGCGCACCCCCTGTTACTGGTTCGCGGCGTTCTGGAAGACGGACGCCAACTGGGCTGCTCCGGAGCCGTGACGGCCACCGAAGCGGATCACGTTGCTGCTCTTGCTGACCTTGACGCCCGGCCGCTCGATCGGGTCCGGCGGCTTCAGACGGCTCGTCCTTTTCGGGTCGCCGTGCAGTTTGATCTGGGCGTAGGTGTTCTCGCGGATCGCGTCGACGGCGTTCGCCAGGAGATGCCTGTCCAGCGTCCACGCTTCCTCTTCCGGCGTGGACCCGCGCAGCGCCCGAGCCGTCGCCGAGTCGGGCGGCAGATAGCGCAGGAACACCCGCAGCTCACGCCACGACATCTCCCCGCGGTACAGCTCCAGCAGGGACCGGCCCGGCCAGTACCGGGCCATGTCCCACTCGACGGCCTCCCCGTGGTCCTCTAGGACGCGGCGGAGGCCGTCGATTCCCCCAGTTCCAGCCCGCTGCGCTTCTGCCACTCCTGGGCGACGAGCTCGATGTCGAGGAACGTGAAGCCGGCCGCGTACATCTCCTGCAGCTTTTCGGTACCGAGGACGTCACGCAGGACGCCGGGCACGTTGTTCAGGTCGCCGACGCGCTCCTGCATCTCGAAGGGCAGCAGGCGCATCGGCGGCAGGGTGAACTCGACGCCGTGCAGCTCGAATGTGGTCGGCTCCGGCAGGGCGTCCCGCTTCTGCTTCGCGATCGCGTCGAGGGAGACGACTTCGCGGCCGGCGGGCTTCTTGCTGGTGGTCATGCGCTTCTCCTGCGGGTGTAGCGGGTTGGGCCCGGCAGACGCGACCCGCTAGGCACGTCTGCCGGGAGTTCTCATCAGGCCGCGGACCAGGCCGGGTCGCTGGACAGCCAGGTGGCGATCTCGGGCGCCGACGTGGCGTAGGCGGTCACGGTCATCTGCAGGGCCACCGCGTCGGAGCGGTGGACGCTGATGGAGCCCCGGTCGGTGATCTCACCTCGGGGGATGATCAGCCGGTTGGTGACGGTGCCGTCGACCCACTCCATGCCGAACGCGTACTCTTGCGGGCCCGGCGCCGCCGGAATGGACAGCTGGTGCACCGTCCCGGACACGTCCGTCATGGTCGCGCCGGGGAAGAAGGCGGTGATGGTGGCCGTCTTCAGCTCGATCGCGGTGAACTGAAGCGTCAGGTCGAGGCTGGTCAGGACGCGGCGGACCGGGCTGAGGGACTGCCAGGCCTTGATGTCCTGCACGTCGGTGTTCAGCTCGATGCTGACGCCGTCCTCGGACATGTAGCCCAGGTCGAGCCACGCCGCACCCCACGCAGTGGTGAGATCCGTCGGGGCCGTAGACCCCTTCGGGGCCATGTAGATGTTGCCGTTGAGGCCGACACGCACGTTGTCGGAGTTGAGCGCCACGAATGCCTCCAGGCATGGCGAGGACCCGCGCAGCGCTCGCCGGCGGGTGAATGGATATGTGGTGCGGGTTGGGTTAGGCGGGGCGGACGACCATGCTCATCACGAGCACGTACCGCGGGATCGCGTCCGTCTCGGCCGACGGCTCATACGGCAGCCACACGACGCTGACCTCGGCCACGTCGTAGATGCGGGCGGCGCCCTGCACGGTGCCCTGTGCGGCAATAAGCTGCGCGGACACCGCAGCGACAAGGTCGCGGGCCTGCTTCTTGGTGGCGGCCAGGACGTCGACGTCGATGGTGCGGTCCGCGGTGACCCCTTTCAGGCGGGTGCCGCCCCCGCCCAGCGACACCGAGACGATCCCCGACGCCAGCTTGTCCAGCAGGTCCGAGGGCCATTCGGTGCCGACGATGGTTCCCGCAGCGAGCCGGGGCGGCTGCAGGTAGTCGACGACCACCTGCTCCACATCCGGCATGGCCGCCACAGGCAGCGTCACCGTCGCCTGCTCGGTTTCTCAGGCGCCTTCTCCTCGGCCGCGGGCTGCGGTTCGGGACTGGGCTCCGGCTGCGGCGACTCGACTACGGCGGCGACCCGGCCGTCCCTGTCGAGAGCGGCGAGCTCTTCGGCGGAGACGTCGATCTCCTCGCCCGGCTGGTGGCCGTCGTGCCAGTGGGCGAGCTTGATTCGGGGCATCAGGTGCTCCTCAGGGCGTCTAGGGCACGCCCGAGCGTGCGAGTTTTCGGTGAGTGGCCCGTCTGCGGCCGGTCTCGGGAGGTGGCCGGACGGCCCGAGCCGAACTCGACCTGCAGCGCCCATGGGGCGGTGGCGCCGAACTCGGCACGCCAGCCGCTCGGACTCTCGGAAGCGGCGGAGTAGATGCTCGCTACGTACTCGCCGTGCCGCTGCACCGCCGGATCGTAGGTCGGGCCCGTGTACTTCGGGGCGATCGCGCGGGCCACGTCCGCGCCCCGATCCGCAGCCCCCTTCAGCGCATCCCGCATGCCCGGCGAACGGGCCAGCTCTCGGTACATGGCCGGGTTGGGCACGTACCGGAACGAGGTGCGGGCCACTAGGCCACCTCCCGCAGATCCGCTTCCACGTGGTGCACTCCCCCACCGGGCGCCGGCCAGCGGGCCACCTTGCCAGCGACCTGCAGCTTCATTCCGTCGAACTCGACCCGGTCGGTTTCCCGCAGGTCCAGGTCGACGCCGCGAGGCGTGTACAGGCGCCAGCCGGTCACCGTGACCTGCCGGTCGTCGGTCTCCTCGGTGGAGCCGCCGGACGGCTGGACGTTCACCCCGGACACGGGCGTGCGCGTGGCGCCGGCACCCCAATCGGGTTTCTCGTTGTGGTAGTCGTCGACGATCGTGCCCGGCCGGACGATCACCAGGGACTGCTGGTAGAGCATCCGACACTCCCGATCCTGACCGAACCTGCGGTACGCCGGTACCGATCCAGCACCTTCTGCTCGGTCTTCGACAGCAGCACCCCAAGTGCCTCACCAGTAGCGGGGATCAGGTAGGTGACGGACTCGCCGCCCACCGTCTCCGACCGCACCTGGCTGGGGTTGACGAGGACCCGGTTGACGGCCTGCATCACAATCGCCTGGATGTCCCCGGGCACCGGATCCCAGCCGTGGGTGTAAGTGACGGTCACCTGCGGAGGCTGGTGCGCGGCCGGCGGATAGTTCCAACTCCAGGGCCGCAGCAGGAGTTCGTTCTGCTTCAGCCACCAGTACACCGTGTCCACGCCGTCGATCTCGACTGTCGTCACGGACTCGACCGGGCGCTGCGGCAGGGTCACCGCGCCCGCGTAGCCGTCCCGCAGCGGGTCAAGGCGCCGCAACGTGAACGTGTCCGTTGTCGTCGACTTGGTGATGTCCTGCCGGACGTAGGCGCGGACCACGCTGGACGCCTGATCCAGCAGAGCCTGCGCCTGCTGCTCCTGCTCGGGCGTGAACGTCCGCCCGAGCAGGGTGGCGAGGTCGGCCACCGTCGCCAGCGAAGGAAGCACAGCCACGGCGGCCTCCCGTCACTCGTCGCCGTCGTCGGCCTTGGCCGCCCTCAGGACACCGGTCACGGTGTAGGCATCATCGTCGGCGTCATCCACACGGTCGCCTGTGTAGCCGACATGCCAGCCGCCCCGCTCGTGTACCTCGTCCGCGAACGAACGCGCCTCGCCCTGCGGCTCGCTGGCCTCCTCGGCCTTGGCCGGCTCCTCCGGCTTCTTCGCTGCGGTCTTGCGCGTGGCTGCCATGTCAGCCCCTCGCCCTCTGGTCGGCACGCGTGTAGGTGTTGGTGAGCCGGTCCGGTGTGGCCGTGCCCGCGTTGACGGCGGCCACGCTGTAGGTCTCCGACTCGGCGTCCGACTCCGGCGACCAGCCGTTGAACCCGTAGGCCTGCGGCAGAGCCCGCCCCAGCGTCACCGACGGGCTACCGGAAGCGGTGGCCGCCGCGGACAGGGTGGCGGCCGTGTCCGAGGTGACCGTCTGGATCGTGGCGCCGGCCGGGATGCCGGTGCCGGTGATGGTGCGCCCGGCATCCTCCTCCTGGAAGGTGTTCGCCGCGGCGGTGATGTTGGCGCTGGCGTTGGTCGTGGTGACCGTGACCGTGCGCGCCTCGTTGCTGCGTCCTGCGACCATGGCTCAGCCTCCTTACGGCTGGTCGAGGCGGGCCACCGGGTAGCGGCTGGCCTCGGTCGGCTGGTCGTTGTTGATCGTGTTCGCGACCTGCCAGCCCATCCGGAACGTGAGGCGGACGGCGGTCATGTCCTGCTGGGCCAGGTTGTAGATGATCGCGCCCGTGTTGTCCTGGATGACGGCCTCGGTCAGCACCTTCATCGTGATGTCCTGGCGGACACCGACCACGAACTGCGACCAGTCGCCGACGAACAGGGCCGGGGAACCGGTGGTGGCGGAGAACAGGCCGCGCATCGGGTAGACGACCGGCAGACCGTCGATCGAGTTGAGGTTCCCCGCGACGCGGGACTCGTCGAGCTTGCGGCCCTGGCTGTCGCGGCTCTTGCGGAGCTTGGACTTCACCGCGGTGGAAGCGACGAAGCCCGTGGCCTCATAGCCGTCCGCCTCGATCAGGCCGTAGGCGTTGTCGATGTCGCCGAAGAACGCACCGGCCGTGCTCGCCGAGTTGGCCGTCGCGCTGTTGCCCGCGGCGGTCGCGGCGGCAGCGACGTTCGACGGCCACGAGCCCGGCGCGTTGGTGCCGAAGAAGACGGCCGCGTCCAGGGTGCGCCCCATGGCCTCCGTCATCAGCGGCATGGCCTCGTCCCAGATGTTCGCGTCGACGTCGGCCAGGACGTTGTCCGGGACCGGCATGATGACCGCGATCTCTTCGACGTTGAGGTACTTGTTCGTCCAGTTGACCTCGGTCGTCTGCTTCAGACCGGTGTCGCCGGTGACGAAGTAGGCCGTCGGCAGCGCGGACAGGACGGGCAGGCGGACCTGGTTGCGGCCCACCGGGATCCGGCGGAACAGGCTCAGCACGGCGGACTGCTCGATCGCCTTGCCGAGCATGGCGGTCGAGACTTCCTCGGGGACGAGGGCTGCGGCGTCGGTGCGCGAGGTGATGTTGTTGTACGGCACGGCTCAGTGCCTCCACTTCCAGATGAGATCCGGCCGGGACGAGCCGCGCCGGGTAGGGGTCAGAGCCCTGCCGCTCGGCGGATCAGGGCGTTCATGTCGGTCGGGGCGGCAGCGGGCTTCCGCACGCCGCCGTCATAGCTCGGGGTGTTGCGCTGCTGCTGAGCGCCGAGCGCCTCCAGCAGCAGGTCCGCGTCCGCCTCCAGCTCCTCCGGAGTGGAGCCCTGCAGACGGGCCGCCCACTCGGCGGGGAGCTTCTTCTTCGCGGCGACCTCGTAGCGCAGCAGCTTCGTTGTCGCGTCCTTGGCTGTCGCTTCAGCTGCCTGCTTGGCCTCGGCGAGCTTCTGCGCCTCGGTCTTGTCGCGGTCCTCGAACTCCTTCAGGCGCTGCTGCAGTTCGGTGAGCTGCCTCTCGGCTGCTCGCGCCTTGCGGCGTTCCTCCTGCAGCGCCTTCTTGCCCGCATCCCCGAGTCCTTCCTCGGGCTGGCTGCGGGCAGTGTCGGGCGCCTCGGAGGCCATCGCGGTCTCTGCGCCCTCGGTGGTGCTGGTGTTCTCGTCAGCCATCGCGGCTGTCCTTCCGTTCACCCCGCCCTCGCGGCGGGGACACTCAAGGCGGCTAGACGATGTAGCCGTACCGGCGTAGCAGCCTCAGCTGCTCAGCCCGGTTGTCAGCGATCCGGAGAATCTCCTCCGGCATCAGGCGCGGCGTCGTCACTCGCGAGTACCGCTGGCCCGGGAAGCGGGCGAACTCGCCGCCCGCGCGGCGCATCCGTGAGCCGTACAGGCCCCGGCGGGTCGTCCCCTCCGACGTCGTCTGCAGGGTCCGGCCGGCCATGTGCACTGTCGCCATGCCGCGGCGCGCATTCACGACCTGGCCCACATCGGCCCCGGATCGAATGGCGTCCGCGCCGGCCACGGTGAACACCCGGCGCTGCTCGGCCTCCGGCATCCGGTCGAACAGCTCCGCAGGCGTCGGCACGCTCGGCCAGTCCTTCTCGCGTAGCGGCAGCGTCTGGCAGTCACAGTTCGGATGGCGGAGGAAGCCCTCGCTGCGGCTGTACATGCGGCCCGACAGGACGATGCAACGCGAGCAGGCGGGCAGTTGCACCACCCGCACGTAAGCGACGCAGCTCGGGCTCGCCGTCATCGCCACCTGGTCCGCAGACCGGGCCGTATCCGCGACCGCCGTCGACGCGTACCGGGCCATGTCGGCAAGCCCGCCGAGCATCGCCTCGTCCCCCGTCATCCCGGCAGCCAGACGGCGCCTCACACCGATCGCGGGCAGGAACAGCAGCGTCTCCAGCGGGCCGCCGTCCGGAGCGATCCCGGCGAACGCCGCAGCTACCAGCGTGGCTTCCGCGAGCGCCGAACCGCCCTGGGCGGCCATCTGCGCGGCGATGTACGCCTGCGCCGCGTCCGCCACCGTCAACTGGCCTTCGGCGACCGCAGCCACGATCGCCGCGCCCGCCCGGCCCTCCAGGTCGGACTCGATCGACGCAGCGGACATTCCCTTCCATAGCTGCTGAATCTGCTCGACCACCGAGCGGATCACCGAGGTCACCTGCTGGTAGCGGGTACGCCCCAGCTCAGCCGGCGTTGCCATCGGCCGCCGCCGGGTCGGTCACGGGCTGCTCCGGTGCAGTCGGATCAGGCTTGGGCCCGAACAGGCTCGCCGGATCGCCACCGAGGATCCTGGCCGCCTGCTGGTCCGCCTGCTCACGCCACTGCGCGATCTCCGTCTGAGAAGCACCCCAGCGCTCCCACAGAGCCTCCCGCGGCACCCCGAGCGTGGACATCTTCACCAGCGCATCGACCAGTTCACCCTCGGTGCGGAACTCCGGGTTGTGCCAGATCACCTCGATCGCCGACAGATCCCGGTCGTCGCCCGCAGCCATCAGGTACAGGCGGACGACCTCCTCGATCGCCTCACCGAACGGCCGCTGCCGCTGCCTGACCTTGCTCACCAGACCGGACTCCGCAGCCTTCAGCGCGTCGCCGGAGATGTTGACCATCGCACCAAGCAGGTACTGGCTCGGGGTGCGGGTGCGAGCGGCCATGTCTTTGACGTCCGCCTCGACAGCGTTCAGATACGGGCCGAGATCCGTGGCGCCGAACTCGCCGACCTTGACGTTCTCGTCCTCGATCACCCACAGCCGGTCCACTGCCGCCTTGAACGGCTCGATCGGCTGCCCCGACTCGTCGACCGGCACCTCATAGCCGGTCATCCACCGCTGCCGGAACGCAGCGAACTCCTGCGCCATCATGCGGTCGATCAGCGTCTTGTTGATCCGGTCCTGAATGTCGAGGACGTCCTCGACCTCCGACATGCAGCCGCCCAACAGATCCGGGCGGTTCTGCATCTCGATCAGCGGCACCACCTTCAACGGGTTCGGGGCCGGCCACTCCTCGCCCTCAACCTTGCGCTGCACCCAGCGCGGCTTGCCGCCAGTGCCCTGCTGCGGCTTCGGCGCCTCGTACTTGTACAGCGCGTCCGGGAGGTAGACGGTCGCCATCAGGTCGCCCGTCCAGTCGTCCTCCCACACCTTCAGCCCGGCCGCCCGCTCCCTCCGGCTGCCCGGCTTGTAGGCGACGATGGCCTGCGTACAGTCCTCTGCCGTCACGATCGGCGTCTTCGCATCCGCCGGATTCGGGGCGACGAGCACGAACGCCCGGCCCACCTTCACCGCCTCGGTGATCAACAGGTCGGAGTCGGCGTCGAAATTGTTGGCCTGCCAGATCCGCCAGGCTTCCTCGTCGCCCTCGCGTTCGTCGCCGATCCGCACGCCGTCCACCTGGATGCGCTCCGCGGTCGCGTCCACGACGAGGCCCACGTAGTTGGAGCGGGCTTGCTTCAGCAGCCTGCGGAACGCCTCCCGGGCCTTCTCCGCGATGTTCGCCAGCGGATGATCCCCGCAGTAGTAGCAGCGGATCACCTCCGCGTACTTCCGTCGCTCCTCCAGCTCCTCCCAGAGCTTGTCGAGCCACCACAGCGGCTCGCCCGGCTGGGGTTTCTGCGCGAGGGCCACGAGCACCCCCTCGCATCAGAATCCGACCGCAATCCGGGACTTCGCCTTCGGCCTGCGCAGGTATCCGTCCAGGCCCATCACCGTCGCCGCGATCCCGTCGATGCGGGCCTGCGACTTCTTCCGGTCCGGCTTCGTCGGCCGGTAGTTGTCGTTGCCGTCCGCGATCGTCTCCACGCAGCCGGCCATCCACCGCAGGATCGGATGGCCGCCGTGCCGGAACGCGTTCGTGGCCAGCAGCCGGTCCAATTCCTTGCAGGCCGGCGAGAGGCCGAGGAACGTCTGTGAGATCGGCGTCACCTTCACGCCGCGCTTCGTCTCACGGTCCACGTTCTGCACCAACTGGCCGGCGAACATGCGGTCGTAGCCGATCCACTGCACATCGAAGTGCTTGCAGTCCGCCAGCACCTGCTTCTCGATCGTGTCGTAGTCGACCGCATCACCCTCGGTCAGCTTCAGGAAGCCCTCACGCGCCCACTGCGCCAACGGCACCTGCAGATGGCGCTGCAGATCCTCCAGACGCTCCGACGGCAGCCAGAACCGGGACACCAGTTCCACCTCGACCCCGGGCTGCTTCGACTCCACCGCCAGCACCCAGGCACTCAGGTCCGAGACCGCCGAGAGGTCGAGGCCGCCCCACGCCCGGCGGCCCTTCAGCGCCGCCTCATCCACCATGCCGGCCACCCGGTCCCAGGACCGGACGTCGATCCACCGCGTGGACGCCTTCTCCCGGATGTTCAACGACAGCCGCAGGAACGTCGGGAAGTACGACGGCGTCGCCTGCGCCTTGTTCGCCTCACGCCTCAGATACGCCAGCGTCGGGCTCGTGCCGAGGCCCGGGTTCGCCCGGCGCCACGTCCGCTCGTCGAACGGATCGTCCGACTCGTCCGCCGCCCAGATCACCCCGTAGTGCGCCGGGTCTTCGACGACGTGCTCGGCGACCTTGCGGGTGTACGAGTGCTTCTCGTCGTAGATCGAACCCTCTTGGGCGTCGTCCGCCGTCGTGATGAACACGATCAGCGGCTGGTCGCGCGCGCCCGTGCCCGTCTCGATCGCGTCGATCAAGTCCCGGCTCTTGTGGACGTGAACCTCGTCGATGACCGCGCCGGACACGTTGAGGCCGTGCGCGGTCTCCGCGATCCGCGACAGGGCCCGGAAGACGCCACCCGTGCGCGGTACCCGGATCACCGAGGTGAGCACCTCGGCGCGCCCCTTCACCGCCTTCGACGTCTGCGCCATCCGCTTCGCGTCATCGAACACACGCTTCGCCTGCTCCAGCGAGCCGGCCGCCGCGTACACCTCGGCGCCGATCTCCCGGTCCGCCAGCAGCAGCGCCAGGCCGATCCCCGACGACAAGGTGCTCTTGCCGTTCTTTCGGGGCACCTCGATCCATACCGCGCGGACCACACGCACATCCCGCTCGAGCTCCGGGTCATGCCACAGCCAGCCGAACACCGGCGCGATCACCCACACGAACTGCCACGGCGCCAGCTTCAGAGGCGAGCCACCCCAACGGCCCTTCGTGTGCTTGAACGACTCGATCGCAGCCTTCGCCCGCCGCGCCGCCGCCACATCGAACCAGGCCCCCGGCTGCTCCGGCATCTGGAACGCCGACACCAGCGGCCGCGAAAGCAGTGCGTCGGCGATCTCCTCATCCGTCATGCCGAGCTCGTGCAAGGCCGCACGCGGAACCGGCAGGCCGTCCTCACGGTCTTGGGCGGTCAGCTGCTCAGTCGAAGACGTCGCCGTCGTCATCGTCGCCACCCTCCGGCGGCGTCAATCGGCCGCGCGCCGACGGGCTCAGGCCCAGCTCCCCGATGTACGCCTTCAGCTGCGTCCGGTACTGCGACGCGATGGTCGTCAGCGGGTTCCGGCACGGGCCGCGCTGCCCCATCGTCACCAGGCCCTCGATGGACAGCTGCCGCTCGCACCACTCCAGCCGAGCCACGCACACGCAGTAGTCCACGGCCGTCGACCGGTCCACGCCCGTCAGCCCGGCCATCATCTGCAGCACCGGAACCACCCTCGCCCACTCGCGTGACGCGACCTCGCGGCCGAACTCGGCAGCCTCCTGGGCGAGCTTGAGTCGCTGCCAGTGCGCGACCTCGCGGCGGTACTCCTTCAGCTCCTCGTCATCCGCGCCCCGCGGCGCCCGCGGCTTGGCCGGCAGCCGGATCGCGGGGAAGAACGAGGACCAGTCCGGCTCGACCAGCGCGGCCGGCGGGAGCTTGACACCCTCGCGAACCGGTCGGCGGCCCGGATTGCCCTCGCGGACAACCTGCAGCGGGGGCTTCGGCTTGCGGCCAGGCACGGCCATGCAAGATCACCCCCAAGATCAAAAGGCTGGAATCAGCGCCGCCACGGATTTCCCTCCCCGGCGGTCCCCCGTGCGCGCGCGTGCGGGTGCGCCCCCACCCGTGCGCGCGAGGATCTTGATCAGATGATCATTCGCCACGGATCTTGCGAGTCCGAGCGGCCTTCTTGGCCATCCGAACGCGATCTTGATGAGTCTTTCCCGCGTTCGCGATCTTCGCGGCTCGCGTCTTCCCCATCGTTGGCTTCATAGCCTCGTAGGCCTTCTGCCTGCCGGCCGTGATGCCCCGGACTCGTCCGCCCTTGCCCTTCGGCATGGCGATCATCTCCGCTCTGCGTTCCAGCCTCCGGGCTGGTGCTTGGCTGTCTGGCTGCTGTGGCATGGCTTGCACAGGCCGCGGCCATACTGCGGATCGTCAGCGTCCAGGCCTGCTGCCTCTAGCTGTCGGCGTGAGCGTGGCCAGTGGTCTGCCTCTGTAGCTGGTGCCCTGCGGCATACGACGCACACGGGCTGGGCGTCCAGCACACCACGCCTGAAGCGGTCCTCGTGCCGTCTGCCGTAGCCACGCTGCCGTGCACCGCCACGGACACGGTTGTCTCTGCCATGTATCGGGCAGGGCTTGGTCTGGTCACAGCCAGGTTTGCTGCATGGAGGCTTGAGCCGTGAGGGCATCGTTACCTCCTGTCGTGCACTAGCCTGCCGTCTCCGGGAACCAGGGGGGTTCCAGAAGCGAGGGGGTCTGAAATGGCGGGTGGGTGTCGTGACTGCACGACGTGTACGAAGCCGGGACTGGCGCGCATGATGCAGAACTGGGGCGCCGGCTTCCTGCATCTGTGCACCGTAGGGATCAGCTGGGCCTGCAAGCGGGCGTTCGCCAAGCACTGCCCGCAGTGCAAGCACCTGCTGTCCAACCACCAGCGTCGAAGCGACGGCTCGTTCCGCGACTAGACGCGGACGGCCTGGATGGTGAGCTCGGCGTTGTCGACGTTGATGGCAAGGGTGCTGCCGTAATCGTTGGGGTTGAACGGCCCGAACACCTGTGTCTCGCCGGCGGCGAGTGTCTCCTGCCGGGTGGGTGCGGTGAGACCGTCGATGGATCGCACGGTCGCGAAGGTGATCGTGCGGCTCGTCGAGGCGGCGTTGGTGTTCTTCACGATCAGGATCGTGCGGCCGTCGTTGGCGATGCTGTTGCCGTTGGTCGCGTCGCCGGCTACGGCTGCGGGCAGCGTCGTGCCGGAGCGCGACGCCTGAATGGCGGTCAGGGACGTGCGGGGCATGACGCTCTCCTTAGGCGGTTAGCTGATGGCTGCCCAGCGGGCGTTAGTGCCGGTGCTTGCTGTCCCGGGCGTGAACGTTGCCGGGAGGCTGGTCTGCCCGGTGATGTTGAGGAACCGCAGCGAGCTGTTCAGGTTGAGGGCGGCGGCGGACTGCACCACCGTGTACATGAGCGCGGCGGGCGTGGTCCCGTTGGACATGACCGCGATGTAGTAGTAGCCGGGCTGGACGAGCAGCGGTGTGGTCAGCGGGATCGTCTTGGTGCCGGTGGTGGTGAATGCGGTGGACTGGTCGGCGCTGACGGCGAGCCGGTTGCCGGCCGAGTCGTACAGGCCGACCAGGTTCTGCCCGGCGGTGAGCCCGGATCCGGCCGTGGTGACGGTGAGGACGATGTTGGTCACCGTGGTCATGCGCCGGATGGGGATCTTCATGAAGTACACGCTGCCGCTGGTGCTGGCGATGGTGCCGGCTGCTGCGAGCGGGTCGTGGGTCCAGGCGAGGAGCCCCATGTCGGTGGGCTGCCATTGACGGTCGTCGGGGATGAGAGCGGCAAGGTTGTTGATGAACCCGGTCGTGTACGACTGGGCGGTGGACGAGTTGCTGCTTTCGCGGATCTTCCCGTTGGTGGTGCTGATCGCGTAGTTCGGATTGTTGACGAACGTGGTGCCGCCGAAGATGCAGCCGACCACGCTGACGTTGCCGGCGTCGACCCGGATGTGCGGGTAGGTGGAGTTGGCGGCCTGGCTGTTGCCGTGGAGCATGCAGCCGCGGATGGTGACGTCGCCATTGAGGACGACGATGCCGGACTGCTGGTGCCGGTCGATGCCGGTGCCGGTGATGGCCACCATGGAGGCGTTGTCGACGACGATGCCGTGCTGGGTGGATGACCAGATGTCGCAGTCGGTGATGTGCTGGACGTTGGCGCCGTTGCCGATGTACATGCCGTAGGCACCGGAGAGGCCGATCAGGACGGTGTTGAAGCCGCAGTCGGGCCCGTTGACGATGATCCCGGCGTTCGCGGCTCGCATGATCCACGTGCGGTGGATCTTGACTGCTTGGCGGCCGGAGCCGATGAAGACACCGTTGGCGGGGGCGTTGTCGAAGTAGCAGTCGCTGATGTGCCACGACGTGTCCTGGGCGCTGGCGGTATCCAGGTGGATGATGTCGCCGCTGCTGTTGCCTGCCTTGTTCCCGTCGAAGGCGAGGCTGCTGATCTGGACGTTGTTGATGCCGTCGGCGGCGTGGATCAGGTTGCCGTTCGTGCCGCTCTTCAGCTTGAGCGTGGCAGAGCGGGTGGACGGCACAGGGTAGGCGTAGGCGGACCGCGTGGCGCCGATGAGGACCATGCCGAGCTTGGCTTCGAGCGTGCTCACCAGGTAGACGCCGGGCGGGAAGTAGACCGGTGAGCCGACGTTGATGGCGGCCTGTATCGCGGCCGTGTCATCGGTGACGCCGTCACCTTTGGCGCCGTAGGTCTTCTTGACGTTGACCCAGTCCAGCGGGATGCGGCTGTCCGTGTAGGCGCGGTCGCCGTGCGGGTCGACGGCGGCAGCGTGGGCGGCGATCTGCGCTGTCGCGTCGGCGGCTGCCGCTGTCTGGGCTGCGCCCGCCGCACCGGTCGGGTCGGCGCCGACATCAGCCGCGCCGAGAATGACGCCACCCGTCTTGCCGTTCACGGAGGACACGAGACCCGCAGAGACCTCGATGACGGTGGCGGGCTCGCCTCCGGTGACCTCGATCGCGCTGGGCTCGGTCTCGCCAGTGACCTCGATCCTCACCTGGTCACCTCCAGCGACATGGTGACCTTGCCCTGCAGGATGCGGACGACGGTGGTGCCCATGCTCATCTCCAGGTCCCACACGCCGTTGCGGGTGAGGGTCTCGGTGACGGTGGCGGGGATCGCGAGCCGCACCGCAGATCCGATGACCGTGAGGTAGGGGGCGAGGTCGAGGAGCAGCTCGCCGCTGTCGGCGGGCGCGGACCGGATCTGCGCGCGGGCCGACCAGCCGTCCCAGACGAATCCCGGGTCGGTGACTGTGAAGTTCTGGACGTAGGTCGCGCCTTGCTCGATGACGAGGTCGAGGTCTCCCGCAGCCAAGCCAGCCACCTCCGGGATGCCCTCGCTGAACGCGTCCGCCATCAGGGTCGATTGCACGGTCAGGGCTGCGCCACCGTGCACGCCCAGGGCCGCGGCGGCTCCGATACTGCTGTCGGCAGTCAGGGCTGCGGTCGCCTGGACGGTCGCGGTCGCGGTGGCCCCCAGGCCGCTGCCTGCTGCCAGGGCCGCGTCGCCGGTCACGACGGCCCCGTTGGACAGCGTGTTGAACAGGTCGTAGGTGGCTTCATCGCTGGTGCCGGCGTCGCGGTGGGCGCTCATGTCGAGCGCGCACTGGTCGATCGCGGTGGTGATCCACGCCGGGCTGGCCAACGTCCGCCGGTTGGTCCACGTGCTGCCGTCGGGAGAGGTGTCCCAGTAGACGTTCGTGCCGTCCTCGCGGAGCCGCAGGAAGGCATGCGCCACGGGGTCGTAGGGGACCTCGACTGCGCTGGCGTCGAAGTAGCCGACGTCGTTCTGCATGCGCAGCGTGCTGCCGAGCTTGATCGTGAAACCGATGCGGGTGCCGTCCGTGCCCGAGTTGACGAGGACGCCGCAGTAAGCCTCCGTCGCCGTCGACGCCGCTGGCACGGACACAACCTTCACGAAGATCGAGGCCCCGGCAAACGTCCAGCTGTAGGCGGTCTGCAGGCCCGCGAAACCCGTCGTGCACGGCACGTGGGCAAGGCCACCCGACTCGTAGGCGCCGCCGTAGCTGTTGCCCCAGTCGGGCCCGATCGTCCCATCGTTGAAGTTGTCGACCAGCGTGGAGAGGCTCGGCACGGGCGCCTCCTCAGCTCAGCGACAGCGAGAGCGCTCCGGCCACCAGCTTGAAGTCGTCGCCAGCGTTCACGGCCCGGCTGGCGCTCAGCGCGCCGTACCAGAGCCGCACCGGGGTGCCGGCACTGTCCCAGATCTCCACGCCCACGACCGTGCACGCCGGCATGTTCGTGAACACAAGGTCCGCCGAGTTGCTGGTCGCCCCGCTGACGGCTGCGGCAACGGTCAGGGTCTGCCGCGCGTAGCCGCCGCCCGTCACCTCCGTGCCAGCGGTCGCGTCGTCACCGTTCGCGGTCACCAACGCCACCTTCAGCGGCGCCGTCGGCGCCGTCGACGTCAGCCCGTTGATCCAGTCGAGCGCCCGGTTCTCCGCAGTGTTACTGAGATTGTCAGCCAAAGCGGTAACCTCAATTCATGAGCTCTAGCTACAAAGTGACCGATGATCAAGCGCGCGCTGCAGTCGTCCGCATGCTCGCTGGTGAGCGGATTCCGGATCTTGCCGCGGAGTTGGGATGTGCGGAAAAGACGCTTCGCCGCGCGATACGAAGAGCGGGCTACACGCGATCGGACACCGCTCACCGTCCGAAGACCATGACATCCGAGGTGATCGAACGAGTGCTTGAGTTGTACGAGGCGGGCGTTACGCACGAGGAGATCAGCAGACGACTAGGGATCAGTCGGTTCTCAATCCACCTGGCGCTAAAGAAGCTGAACAAGCCTCGCCGCTACAAGACATGGGTCAACAGCGATGGGTACCACTACATGACCATCCCGGTGGGTCATCCCTTGTACGAGGCGTTCAAGGCGATGCGCGGCAAAGAGAACAACATCAACATCACGGTGCATCGGTTCGTTATGGCTGAGCACCTCGGCCGCGCCCTTATGCCTTGGGAGACGGTGCACCACATAGACGGCGACCGTGGCAACAACAACATCGAGAACCTGCAACTGCGCCAGGGGCGACACGGAAAGGGTGCGTCCTTCAGTTGCATGGATTGCGGTTCACACAACATCATCGCCATCCCGCTGCCCGAGAACCCGTAGTAGCCGACCCGCCTCCTCTCAGGACGGCTCAGGGCCGACGTTTTCCAGGCGTAGACGCCACGGGTAGACGGGGTGGGCGTAGACCGTGCCGGCCGCGGTGCCTTGGTGGGCGAGGGCGATCGTGATCATGCCGTTGTTGATGTGACCGGCGGCGACGGTGACCATGTCGCCCGCCGACATCCTCGAAAAGGACGTGCTGGGGTACATCGTGGGGTTGCCCTCACTGAGCGGACTGCTGGTCCCCGACGCCGCGTACAGGGCGATCGATCCGTCAGAAGCCAGGAGCGCCCAGTCGAGGTAGTGGGCGCCTTGGTACATGAACGCCCCGTACAGCTTGATCCGGTCCCCAGCGACGGCGGCGATCGAGCACTGCAGCGGCGTCCCCGCGGACGTCTGCACAACCGTCCAACTGGCCGTGGATGGCAGACCGGACAGGTTGTCGTCGGTGATCCGCGCTGTGGCCGTCCTGATGTTCCCGGCCGGTCCCGGGTCACCCTTCGGGCCCTGCAAGCCTTGCGGCCCTTGCGCTCCGTCGGCTCCAGCCGGGCCGGCTGGGCCTTGCGGACCGGCGGGCCCGACGAGGGATGTCAGCCACTGGGTGACCGTGCCGGTGAACCCCTGCTCGACGGCAACTTCGTAGGCGCTCTTGCCTGGTGTGCCAGCGGTGCCACCGCCGGGCGCCTGCGCAGGTACGAGGTCGTCGAGGTGGATCGTGGATCCGTCGGCGCCGTGGATGTCGCACCAGAACGCGATCCGCCGGGCGCGGGACGGCTGGACGTCGACGTACCACTTCCACCCTGGCGGGGCGATCCCTGATGCGTCGTTGGGGATGAGCTGGACGGTGAACGTCCCGTCGACGATGTCGACCTTGCCGCCGCCCGGGTAGACCGCATGCCTGGTCGCGTCGGTGAGTACGGCCGACGGCGTGAGGACTACTTGCCCGCCGTAGCCGGTGCCGGCGACAGCAGACGGCAGAGTGCCAGTGAGGGTGACGACGGGAGTACCCGCGGGGAAGACCATCGCTCACCTCCCGGCTAGAGTCCCGCCGCCCGTGGCGGGGGCACGACGGACGGCGGGACGCTCAGGCGGCGCGGGCTCCGGCAGGCAACGGCGGTGCGGTGCCGGGTTCGAGGAGTTCGCGCGTGTACTCGTCGCGACGGGCCTTGGGTAGGTCGAAGACGTTGTAGCCGGCCTGCTTGCCGCGCCCGGCCTTGCCGATGCGGCCTTCGGATGCCCAGCGCCAGATGGTGCCGACGGGAACGCCCGCGTAGTAGGCGGCATCGGATGCGGATACGTAGCCGGGGGGCATCGCTCACCTCCCCGGGAATGGCGAGAGCCCCACCAGTGTGGTGGGGCTCAAAGCGCACGAAGGCTAGTTGAGCAGATCATGGCTTCGGTGGTGCCAGAGTGTCAAGTGGTGGTTGAGGGTTCGCGTGGCGATTCCTCCTCCCACCGCTTGGAGCAGCGCTCACACAGCCCTTCGGAGACGGGCGCTCCGGAGCCGAGGTAGAGGTGGTTGGCGCAGTAGTAGCCGCCGCATCCGTACTCGTCGCCGCCGGGCTCGTTGCCGCAGAGGTAGGCGAGTCCGCGGTCGATCTTCTTGTCGCATCCGTCCTCTTCACAGACAGTCTCGACGTCGTACCCGGCCTGGATCTTCTCGCCGCTGCGGTAGATCTCGTATCGCGCGTTACCCATGGGTTGAGTGTCCTCTCTACTGCTCGTTGGTGGTCTTCGCCCACAGGCCGCGGGTGTGGCTGTGGACGTTGCGCTGGTCCTGGTAGACGGGGCCCTCGTAGTGGTGGTGGTGCTCCTCGGGCAGCACGCCCTTGGCCCGCTTGGCGAGCCGGCCGAGCGCGAGGACCACAGCGGTGGGGGCGCCGAAGACGATGCCGCAGACGATCGGGTCGGCGTACTGGGACAGGTACATCAGCACCCCGGCGGACAGGCTGACCATGGACACGGACCCCGCTCCAGCGATCATCAGCACGCTGGCGTCAGTGGCGCCCTGGGACATCGGCGGCCGGCCGGGCTGCGGGACAGGCGGCGCGGTGCCGATCGTGGATGTGGCGGGCAGCGAGTCGTTGCGGTAGCTGGTGGGCGTGTAGGCCTCGGCGATAAGGCGGGCGGCTTCGTCCTTGGCGGCCTCCTCACTCATCGGGATGGTCGGCTCGGGCATGTCGGTCTCCTTGTCGGTTTGTGTGGGTTTCGGGTCGTCCGCCGGGTCGTCCGGGGGCGGGTTTCTGCTGGTCAGGGGCCGCCTTGG